TTACCCGGGATTGTGGGCTCGAGTTCTCGATTGGTAAGAACTATACTAGTCGGGAGTTCCTGCTCATGAATTCCGAGCTTCGACGGCCCCCGAAGAAGGGTGCGATGACCCTTAAGCGGAGCTCGCTTGGGATGGTCGGGTTCCCTGAACCTTATGACGAGCGAATCCACTTTGAGACCTGTAATCTCCGCACAGGGGAAAGGCAGGACCATGTGGCGCTTGTCCCGCATGAGGCGGATTATCATGAGGAGTTCCTTGAGGAGCAGGTCCAGGCTCCCTGGCGCCTTGAGGGTTTCTTGAACCAGTCTCTTCTGTTTCGCAAGATTCGGAAGGGTACTGAGGCTGGGAACCGTCAGGACGTCTACTGGTGGGAGTTGGCTGATCGGGCGGAAGGGGTCGTACGTGGTCTTAAACCAGAGACCCGTGACATCGTTCTTGCACGCTTCTATGGCGAGCATAAGGATGTGATCTCAGAGATGCCCCGTCAGGCTGGTCTGTTCTTCTCCAAGTCGCTGGGTGGCGCGGGTTGTCCTATGCCCCGCCAGTTCAGTTTTGATCAAGACTTGGATTCGATCGAAGAGCAGCTGCGTCTAGCAGCTGTCCTCGCTTGCACACCGAAAGATCGTATATCACGCCCTACCTTCCTTCGTCCATTAGGAGGTACTCTCGGGACGGTGATTCGGGATGTGCGGCGAGCCTCTGATAGTCTCATTCCTCCGGTCGCCCGGAAGAAGCCCTGGGTTGGGGGGCAAGGCTCTCACCTCCTTGGAGGCGGGTTGTTCCTTGGCTCATTGCTCAAGGTTTTCACGGCCGAGGACAGCTTGCTATCGGGTAAGCTGGGCGGTGAAGAGAGTAGCGTCTATAGCGAGAACGTGCACAAGAGGAATGTCCGACGTGGAAACAAAGTTTACACGGACTGGGCTTCGAGGCACCACACAGACAAACTAGAACCGATGGATCCGGGTAAGGCCATGGAGTTTGAGGAAACTCTGGAGCTCTACTCGTTCATCGAGGTGGCGCGATCGCCCACCAGTTGTCGTGTCCTAGGCTAGACGCTTTCAAGGGCAGTCGTGGGTTTACAACGGCCCACAGGGGTAAGCAACCCCCCCAAGACGAGCACGAGTTGTGCGGCTGGGCAACGGTTTGGCCACCGTTGATTGGCATGTGTTGGTGAGTCTACTACGACGTCAGTCGGCGCGTAGTATTTGGGCGGCTGGAGTGCCGGCTCTGACCATGGATCGGGAGGTGCTGATAAGCACCCTCACGTAGAGTGATTAATCCCGATTTCGTCAGTAGGAGCCTAGCGACAGCCTAACTCGATACTATGAGCCCTCGGTGAGGCGCTCCGTGGTTTTGTAAGGAC